GAATACTTTTTGCTCACAAGAAGAGTCAAGGGTATGGGCTTAACCTTGAAAGACTTTTGGGAAATGGATTATCTCATCTTCGCTCAATTATTGAATAATGAGTTGGAAATCATCAAAGCTGAACAAAAAGAGGCAGAGAAAAACAGATTAGAGTCTAAATCCTCTTCAAAGACTGGTAAGATGACAACACCGAAGTTTGAAGATAGTGAAGATTATGTGGATATTTATGAATCGTTAATAGAGGAGGCATAAATGTTAAAGTTTAAATTTAGAAGTGGTAAGTTCCGAAACGATTTGATAAAGGTTAAGGAGCAGATTAAACAGAATGTAGCTTCCGATTCATTTGAAATATTAGAGATTGTCAATAAGCATACTGAACCGAAAGTGCCTTATGAAACTGGTAGACTTCGTGCAAGTGTAATGCGACCGAATGGTATGCTTATTGAGGGCGATTTTATGAGCCAAGAGATTGAATATAGTGCAAGAAACCCAAAGACTGGTTATGATTATGCAATGATCCAACACGAAAACTTATTATATAGGCATAGAGTAGGTCAAGCATTATATCTTCGTGAGGGTATGTTTGAATCCCAAGATGAAGTGTATCGTTTAATTGAAAAAGATGTTAATTCAGCTATCAAGGGGGTTTTTAAGTAAATGGCATCACAAGGTAGAAGCATAGAGGCAGTTGTAAGTCTTGACTTAAAACCATTCCAATCAAAGATTAGTGAAGTTAAAACATTACTTAATGAATTAAGCAATGGGATTAACATTGACTTCGGTGCAAGTAAATTAGCTCATCAAATGGACGATTTGAAAAAGATACTTCGTGGTGTTGGTGAGGAATCTGAAAAGATAACTACTGCTTTCAACAAGATTGAGGGAATGAGCAGACTCCTTGAAAGTTTAAGCCAAGTCAAAAGCAAACTTGAATCTATACAAGGAGATGTTGATAAGATAAATCAATCAATCTTAAAGGAAAGTCAAGAAGTGAAAAAGGTAGCAAGTGCTGAAGAGAAAGTGGTAAGTGTTACTCAAAAAAGGGCTACTGCATTAGGTCAAGTTGGTAGAGAAATCATAAGACAAGGCAATGAAATCAAAAAGAACCTTACTTATGAAGAGGAAATGATTGCTTCTGAAAACTTATTCAAGAATGGTCTTGCAGAAGAGATGAGTCTTTATGCAGAACAAGTGCAACTCCAAGAGCAGATTAGGGCTATTAATGAGTCTGATATGGCTATTCGTAATGGTGTTGCTACTAATGTTAAAGATATTTTGGCTATGACTGATGAGGAGTTGGCTCTTCTTCGTGAAGAATTGGCTTTAGAGGAGCAGATTCTTGGTGTTGAAAAGCAACAAACATCTGAACAGAAAAGGCAAAACTCTACAAGAACACAAGGTAATGACTTGGATAAGATGAGTTACTTGCCAAGAAGAATAGGTTCTATGGCTTTGACTATGTGGGGTTTCAATGAGATGATGGATATATATGAAAAATCCAGTTCCAACCTCAATGCAAGAGGCTCACAAAAATACTTTAGCGAAGCCTTACAAACAGACCAAAGATACCTCAACCAAACCAAACAATCATCAGTTCAAGTAAGAACTGAAATGAGTAAATTAGGCGACCAACTTGATGCCTTGCAAAAGAAATACCAAAAGATTGATATGACAGTTGTCGGTGCAAATGCCGAAGAAACTGCATACAAATATGGTTTACAAGCAGATAAGATTGGTGATTTATCTGAAGTAATGGCAATATATGGTTCAGAGTTCGTTAAACAAGGAAGAAGCCAAGAAGACTCAATATTAGCATTAAACGATGCACTTGATGGCGAATTAAGGAGATTAAAGGAAGTTAATGTTGGTAAAGAGGAATTAGAGGCACATGGGTGGACTGGCGACCAAGCAAGTATGATTGATGCTCTTAAAGAGATTGCAGATGAAAGAGGATATACTCTTACTGCACAGAACATCACTAACTTGAATGATGCTATTGAAACATTAGAACTTAAGATAAGCAGAGATTTAGTTGATGCTTTTGAATATATCCAACCTATATTAATAGAAGTTGCTAAAGACTTCGTAATCATACTTGAGGCTCTTGAGGGTCTTGCAAGTTATCTGAATGAAATTTGGAAAAAGGTTTCTACTCGTTTGGATATAATGTTTGGTGTTCGGAATATGCAAAAGTTCGGTGATATTTCCACTAAAGTTATTGGTGGTTTGGTTACTGGACTTATTAGTTTGTACATCATTAAGAAAGTTGCAAGTGCTTTTAAAAGTGGTTGGAATACTATTCTTGATGTTCTTGGTAAGACTAAACCTATTGATGAGGCAAGTGATAGTCTTGGTAAACTTGGTGGGTCTACTAATACTGGTGGAACTTCTGCTCCTAAAGAGGGAGGTGGTTTCAAGGATGGTGTTAAGGGTCTTGCAAAGAATCTTGGTAAGATGGCTAAAGTCTTTGTGGAAGTGGCAGTTGCGATTGCTATGGCTTGGGCTTTGATTGAAGAGGCAATAATTTTGATTAGTGCTATTGGTTATACTTATGATTCTTTGAAACCTCAATTTGATAGTGGTATTGAGTTTATTAAGGAGTTTGGTTTGTGGTTTGCTTTGCTTGGTGGTGCTTTGCTTGTTTTCAGTTATGCTCTTGGTAAAGTGCCAGACTCTGCAATGAAAACCATAGGTAAAGGTGCAGTTAAGTTGGCTACTGGTATGGCTATTGCTATGGGTTTAATAGCCGAAGCGATTGTCTTGCTTAACTTACCATTGTTGGCTATTGCAAGTATTGGTGCAGTTCAGAATTGGCAACAAGAAAATATTGAGAGTGGAATTGCTACTATCCATATGTTTGCAGATGCTCTTAATTATATTGCAAGTGATGGCACTATTGGTTGGTTTATTGTTGGTTTCATTGTAATAAGTGGTATTCTTGGTGCTACTGCCGATGTGTTGGCAATTCCTATGGTAATTGGTATTGCTACAAGTTTGTTACTTGTTGCAGAAGCGATTGTGATGTTGATAGTTCCACTTGGAGCGATAGCATTGCTTGGTGCAAGTGCAAGTGCTTTAGGTGAAGAGAACATTAATCAAGGTGCAGAAACCATTCGTATGATTGGTAGAGTCTTGAAAGTGTTAGCCGAAGCGATGGTAGACCTTTTTGTAGTGGATATTGCAACATTAGGAATTATGCTTACTGAAAAAGCATCACAATTGCTTACTGGTAAAACTGGATTACAAGCATTAACAGAGGATATTATCCCAAGCCTTACTGATTTCATTAGTGATTTCAATGGTTTGGATATGGGAGAACCAGTAGACCAAGCCAAAGTTCAAGCGATACAACAGATGGCTACTGACATACCACCATTGTTCCAAGCGATACAGAAAGTAAATAATGCAATGGGTACAAGTGATGCAGTAGGCAACATCTTTGGTGCATTAGGTGGTGGAATTAGTGGTGCTATTGGTATGGGATTAAGTTCCAAGTTGGATCAATTGTATAATGATATTCGTGATGTGATGAACTTTGCGAATAAACTTGGTGGTTTGTCTACTGCTAATGGTGGTGCTAATGCTAATGCTATTACTCAAACTGCTAATGCTATTGCTCAATTGAAAGTGAAACTTAACTTGCTTATCACTACTATCAGTAGTGCAAGTTCAAGAGTTCAAACTGCAAGTCAAAAATTAGGTAATGCTTTGCCTACTGGTTTCAAGACTGGAAGTGCAAGTTTCAACAGTACAGTTGTAAGTGTACTGGCTAAAGGAATTAGTGAAATCCAATCAAGATATGCTACATTCAATAATGGTGGTAAGACATTAGGTCAGAAACTGGTTGATGGTTTCAAGAACCATAAACCAACATTGAAAACAATTGTTGCAAATGAAATAAGATATGCACTTAAAGAACTTGATGGGAAAGAGCAATCTTTCTATAATAAAGGTGCTAAACTTGGAAGTGCCTTATCAGAGGGTTTTGAATCTACCAAAGGACTGAATGTCGGTTCTCCAGCAAAAATTGCTCGTGCAATCGCCAAAGAGATGGAATACTCAATGTTAGCCCTTGATAATGGAAAACAAATGATGTATCGTGGAGGTCAAGCATTAGGTAGGGCATTGACTAATGGTTACAATTCCTATGGAAACTTGCGAACTGATGTAGGTGTACTTGCCCAAAAAGGAGTAAGTAATGAACAACTACAAGCAAATACAAAGAACACTCAATTAAATGGCAACCACAAAGGACAAACTCCACAATTAACACAGACAAATATAAATATTGATATGTCAAACTCTACTGTCATCGGAGTACAAGATTTAGACACTAAAATCAGACAAGCAGTAGAAAAAGCAATCGTATCAATCAATAGCCCAAATGGAGCAATAGGATATTAGGAGATGATAAACGATGACAAGTGAATACGATTACGAAACAAGTTTCACTTTCAGAAAACCCAATGGGTTCTACAAACACTTAAACAAACAAATGGTGATACAAGACAGAGATAGTTTGAACGATGATTCACTTTATCATCTCTTACTATTCTCTTCTGCACCATTAGACTTCAACGAATGTATAGATGAAAATGGATGCTTAAAAACCAACGATGCACCAACAAGTATGATAAAGATAGAGCCAAGTTCAAGCACTTATACTGATGTGCAATTCCATCTTGGAGTAGAATGGTTTGACAATGGCGAAAGTGGTTTTAACCTATTCCTTGATGAATGGGAAACTGGTGGAACTGCCGAAAACCATACACAGAAAGATGTGAACATTGAATTTGCAGAAGATGAAGTGTTTTACATTAAAGCGATAGCATTGGCAAAGGTTAATGGTGCAGATACTGGTAACGATTACATTGTCGCTTATGCAAGGCAACTAACCGAAGTGAGAGTACAGAATTACTTGACACTTATGAAAGGGTCTGCTTTTGTAGGTCAAGATACTTGTGAGGTGCAATAAGTATGGCTAATGAGGAATACACTTTTGTTTTCAGAAAAGCGAAACATTTTTGGAGATTTGTGAATAAGCAATTTGACTTGGAAAATATGAATGATGTTTTTGGAGAGGATAACACCGATGAGGGTGGAGATTACACTTTCATTCTCTGCGAAAATGTTCCAAGCAATATGGAAGATTGCATTGATAATAAGACTGGTTGCTTGATAAGGGATACTCAAGGATTATCTATTATTGATTTGCAAGAAGTTTATAGCAACATTAGTGCAGATTTGCAAGTGCCTAATTTCAAACTCAAATGCAACCCTATACAAGACTGGGATGGTGGTTTCACCATTAACCTTGATGGTGGAGCAACCGATATACAAATCCAACTTGGTGATAGTCAAATAACCTACCTTGAGGGTATTTTCCTTGTCAAGAGAGAAACCAAGAATGGTGATTTGGACTTCGTTATGGCTTACAGTAGAATCGCTTCACCGATTAATGTAAGGGATTTCATCAATGTACCATTCGATGGATTAGTGATGGGAGTTGGTTATTGTGCTTATGGTGGTAACTGATGGTTCACGAAACTTTAACTAATTGTTCTGACTTGTATGAGCAAGGAGTTGGTGCTAAATGGGAAAACCTTGTCTATGCAAGGACTGGTGAGGGTTATGGTGCTTATGTTCATCCACAAGGCAAAAATTCTTCTACTGAATATAAGCCAAAAGACCTTTGCTACATTTACAAGTATAATAAGATTGACCCAAGCAAGTATAAGGTTGGTAATGTCTACTGGACTATCGTATTTCGTAAGTACAACTTGAACAAGAATAACTTTCCGAAGATTAGGATTTATAGTGGTGTTAAGGGAAATAACACTTTCATTCGTGAAATCACATCATTCACCAAGTTAAAGAATATCCTTGAGTATGATAATCATACTTTGCAATTCAAACTTGGTGATTTGACAGTAGACCAACTCAAAAGCCTTATTGTTAAGGTGGTTTGGGATAAGACCAAATCCACAGAGGCAAGTGAGATTAGTATTAATCGTGCAAGGTTATCTATCAATTACTTGCCATTGAAACCGAAGTTTACCATTTATTCAGAGCCACCAATCGCTACCATTACAAATAATGATGAGTTCCTTTGGAAGATTACTGCAAAGAATACTGGTGATGGTGGAACTGGGCAAACAACTATCAAATTGCCAACTGGAGTAACCATCTTAAGTAGCAATAAGACTGGTGCTTTTGACCCATCGACAAAGAGATGGACTTTCACTTTAGGTAGTGGGAAATCAGATGTACTTCAATTAAGGTTGAAGTTCAGTTATATCGGACAGTATAGTCTTGTTGCAACTAACGATGGAGATTATGCAGTAAACAAGCAAGTTGAGAGTATAGTGAATGTTGAGCAGTATTACCCATCTCCAAGTGGTGAACTTATCACTTATTCTTATGAGAAGTGCTTTGCATTTGAAGATGGTTATTTTGATGTGAACATTTATGGGGTCTACAATGGTGAGGAAACCCATTGCTATGATATAACAATCCCACAAGGATTACAAGTTGAATACCCATTAAAGACCAGTATGATTGACTTGGGAATGAACACTAATGTTGATTCATTCGTAACAGAGGGAATAACATCTGACAATAGGATCTGCTTGAAAGTTGATGATGTGATGAGTAATTTTGAGGCTCATATTAGGATACCATTCCATAATGTAGGTGGAGAGGATGATTATACTGTAACTACTCATTCTTTGGATAGTGGTAAGGATTATGATGGTTTGATTCATATTCTTGAGCCAAGAGGTAGGATTGTTGTCGGTTCATCTGCTTTGAGCAAGGATAAGAGGTATGTGCATAATAGTGTTAATGTTGGCTCTCCACAAGTTTGGACTGTTAGGGCAAAGGCAAGTAAGCATAATTACTTTGATGAGAAAAAGGACACTATGAGCATTGATATTGAGAAGATGATTGCTTACATTGGTGTAATACCATTGTCAAGGTGTCATAAGGCAGATGTTACTGCCGATAGTAAAAACTCATTGATTGAAAATAGGTATCTCAATAGGGCTTACTATGGTAAGAAAGGAGATTACTCTGAAGATATAAAGATGACTCTTCGTATGAGTTGGCAAGATGTCGCTACACTTCAAGGTCTTTGTGAAATGGATAAGCCAATCCCAATCGATACCATTCCAACAAGAGCCGATGGTGATCCATTGAACCATCGTGGTTGGGCAGAGATTTATGAGGTTACTAATATCAAGAAGATCAATGACCTTTATTATGAATGTGATGTTGGTGTCAAATACTTAACCCATAAGTTGCTAACCAAGTTCGGTATTGTGGAAACTGGTAAGATTACATCTAATGCAATAAAACATTATCTTGCTTTGGTACACGATTATACTGATGACATATTGGATTTATTCAGACCATCTTATTGGCAGAACTTCACATCATTGGAAGATGTCAATGGAAATATGGTAGGCAGTTACGAACTGGATGCACCAAGTTCTTTCACATTGAATAATGTTACTGATGTCAATAAATACTCAACTTGGGATATTATCTTCAGAAACCATACACCTACATTGTATTCTGAAGATTTTGATGGTAACTGGGAAATGAGTTTGAGATTGTTGAATAAGGATAATGGCGAACCATTGTTTGAACATACTTATAATAATTTCAAGCATTATGATTTTGATAATGCAATTGCAGTAAATAGTGCAGATGTAACCAGTACATATAAGAATGGTAATGCTTACGAAACCTTGAACTTTGACAAGATAGGATTAGGTTATGACAACTTCTCACCAATCATAGAGGATTGGAAAACTGCAACTCACTTCAACACTATGGAAAGCACAGTAATTACAGAACCAAACCAACAATTTGAAATGTTTTTACTTGATGATGAGAACCATCCTATACCTAACCAAGTTGTAAAAGTAAGTGTTAATGAATCAACTGGATACTCCAACAAATTCAATGTACTAACAGATATGTATGGCAGAGTCTTATTCAATGTATATTGGGGCAATGGTTTTTACAATCTCACATTAACTTTTGATGAAACAGAAGAATACAGAGGTTGCAAATATAGTGTAGATATGAATGTAAACTTGGAGTATATTGAATGTCATTTTGAATATCCTCGAAATCCTACATTTTATGGGTCAAACTCATCATTCATTTGCACATTGTTAGATGATGATGACTTGCCAGTAAGCAATGCAATAGTTCACTATTCATTCAAAACAATGGATGGAGATTACGGACACGAAGAAACAGTAACTTCTGATTCAAATGGGAAACTGTACATTCCTATAATTAGGAATAATGGAAGCCAAATGCTCAAAGTAAATCTTAAAGGTTATTCTTATCAAGGCAATGTTTACCAACCAGTAATGTTTGAAGAGCAAATCAATGTATTAAACGATAAAGAAGATTTAACCATTGAGGCAGATAATATTGAAATGGTACAAGGAGATAATGAAAAAGAATATTCTGTCATAGTGAAACATAACAATACAGTTATAAGTGGATTAGATATTGATCTCTACTTCTTCAACAATGATGAAACATTTTTCAACACCAGTACAACTGATGAATATGGAGTTGCAAAAGTGCCAATGTACCTTAAGGATGGTGCTTGGGAAGTAGATGTAGTATACAAAGGAGATGAAAATTATAATCCTATTATAATCAATCGTGATGTTACTGTAAACACATTTGAAGAATATGATACCGAAATATTATCAGAGAACCTTGTATTGAATGAAACCAAATTGTTAAATGAAGAGCAAGAGTATTATACTATTCATCTAATCGATGAGAATGATATAAGTGTTGTGAACGAACCAGTAAGTGTAAAAATATATGACATTGAAAGAGAGAATGTTTATATTGACACTATCTTCGTAACAGATGATGATGGTAAAATAAGCATACCTTACATAACCCATAGTGAAAATGTTATAATACAATCAACTTATTATGGTAGTGTAAAATATCATTCATCATTTAATGAAGATATAGTTTCATTTGAAAGTGTTTCTAATAAAACAGAGAGGGAATTGAGAAAAGTTACAGAAGAAACAACAGATTACGATACTGGGCAACTTGCAAATGAAGACCATATTAAACTATATATCAACAATGTATTGCAAACTAATTGGTATGCAGACCTTATAATTGTTACTAATGATGATGACACCAGTTACAGATTAACAAGTTACAATCCAACATTCCAAGATACTATAAGTGGTGTTGATGGGTTACCTAAAGGAACTCACAAGGTTACTGTATTCTTGAAAGGAGATGCAATTAATTATTCTGTCTGTAAAACATTTGAAATAACAACAGTAAACGATGGCAGATTAAGGTTTGGGCAATGGAGAATTTGGCAAGGTTTAGCACCAGAGGGTGGGGAAATCACTTATTCCTTTGTAGATTCTTCCGAAACCAAATATGTTGGAGATTATGCACATATCCGATTTGAAATGGATTGTTGGATTCCTAACGATACATTTGTTAGTGTTAAAAGTGGTTTTGTGAATCAGAACACATATGAAAAAGAGTATTATGCAGTAACAAAAGAGAAAATTAATGAAGAGGGTCGCAAAATATCCTATTTCGATGTTTATGCTCAACTGACAAGTGTTGATACTTGGTACTTCTTATTTGAGGATAGTCTTGCATTAAGAGGATTATGGTGGACTGTAGAAATCCCAGTTGATTCAAGCAATAAGAATAATGTTATTGTTTCCCAAAATGGTTTTGCATATAACAATGAAACATACCAAAACATTGACATTGCTATTTCAAGTAATTCAACATTGGATTATAGTTATGATAGTTTCTACATCTTGAAATTGTTTAACTTGGAAACTTATGAAGAATTATATTATTATTCTTATATTACTGATGTTTTCAATCCTCAACACATATCATTTAATCTTCCGAAGAGTATTAAAGAAAGTGGAGATAATTGGAGATTGGATATTCTTACAAATGACACTAATACTCTTAAAAGTGGTTATTATACCATTAAAGGCAGAATAGATACTGATACTATCATTACAGAGCCTCAAGACACTACAATAGTGGATGCAAATAATTACATTGCTCTTGGTGATGATAGCCCTACCTTTGCACACCAAAGCATAATCATATCTACAAGCAATGATTCGGTACATTCCATAATGAATATGGAGTTTACAAGTAACAATTATTATGTTCTTACTTTTGTTGAATTGTTGCGAGGGGATAATTCTGCATTTATAGTTGGTGCAAACCCTACCCTTGAAACCCTTGATGGTTTATTCATTTTTAAGGGTAGTGCAATATTGTATAGAGATGGTGAAGTGATTGACAATTTTATATTTTCAGAAACACCATTTAAACAAGCACCAATTTCCAATATTGTTAAAGTTCAAAGAGATGGCAATAATTGCACTATATCTGTTAATGGGAATACAATTTATAATACAGACTTGTTAAGTTGGAATACTTTTGGAGTATATCAAAATGAAACTGGTTCTACAATGACATTGTACGATTTCAAATTTGAACCTTATACTGTTAATGACATAACTCCTATTGTAAGTGAGTATGATGGTACAGTATTCGGCAGTAACTGGCATTTGGAACTTCGTGAGGATCATCTTAACTTCGTGGATTATGGTATGCTACCTCAAGGTGCAGTAGGTGGTGGATTAGTCTTACTTAATGATGTTCCACTACCAAAGGACATTGACTGGGATTTGGAAATCGGCATAACATATAACAATGCAAGATATGACAGACTCAACAAACTGACTGGTGAAATACAAGCAAGACTCTATGAAGATGTAAGCACATCAGAGTCTACTCTTGAATATAGTGAGTTGTTGTGTTCACCTACTCCAGTTCCTAATGCAAAGACAGTATTCACAAGGAAATCTGATGAGGGAACACTTTACTATGTCAAGCCATTGTATCAAGTGAGCGATGAATTGGGTAAGGTTATGCAGAAGCCCCAATATATGTGCAATCCTTACATACAATATAAAGGTGGTGTAGAATGTTATACAGAAACTGGAATAAGCCTCTTTTCATTAGAGAACCAGTATTCACCAGTATATATTGGAAATGACCTTGTTCGTGCAGAGTTCCACAGAAGAAGTGGCTACATCGTAATCTCAAGATATGATGATGCTACTGACAGTTGGTATAGTGCTAACATCTTGAAATTATCAGAGAACCTTAAACTGCAATTGAATGAATACAATGATGACTATGCAAAGGTATCATTCGGTGGTACAACTTGGGAGTTCTATCGTGGCAGACCATTCATTGTAGTCAAACACCCTAATGTAGATATAAGAATACTTAAACTGGTTGATAGAGTCTACTGCGAAACAATCAACAATGAGCAAAGTATGGGATTCATCGAAGAACATAACACTATGATGAGTACATTTGCACCACAAACAAGCATACAAAAATTCAAACAAGAAATGCACATCGGCGAAAACATCAAAGAGGATAACTTCGCATTATACGATGTAACAAGCACTAATGATTTAATCCCATTGGAACATAGTGCATCAATGACAACTACTGTAATAGATAATGACAATGCTCTTGCAATCAATAAAAACTTTAGTGGAAGATTAGCATTGAACTTCCCATCATCAAGTCAATACTTGAAGAAACCAAGCAACCAATTCTCATTATACATTGGCAACATTGATGTAGGCAATGAAACAAGCATAACCATCAAAGCAAGAGGTTTCGATGAAAATGGAGCAATCCACCTTGACAACAACTTGCAATATGGAATATGGGAAAGTTCACAAACATTCACAGTAAACAGTAACACTACTGAATTAAGGGCTACCTTTGACTGCATAGATACTGTCAAATACATAGACTTTGTAGTTATCTTCAACACCAATGCCCAATCAACTATCATTATGAACCAGTTGATGTGCCACGAGGGAGATAGCGAACCTAACTGGGATATAGACACATCAATAAGAAATGCAAACAAGGTGCAAATAACCTTTGATGAAACCTACTATGCAAACCTATACAATGAGGACTCACCAGTAGGATTATGTATAATAAGACCTAACCAAAACCCATTGACACTACGAAACATTAGTGCAAGTGATGAAACAGTATTAGCCCCATATATGAAAAAGGCAAACGAATGGGATAAGCCAAACCAAGTATTCCTTGAATACCTAAATGCAAACAGACAAATAATAGACATCGACTGGGAGGAATTTTAAGTGGCATATTTCAGTAGACACATCACAAGAAACTTCGATGCCAATAAAACTCATAGGATTAGATATGATAAGGATGATTTCACTTGTCAAATCTTTTCCTTTGACAAGACACAAGAGCAACAATACTCTGCATTTAAAGGTGGTTTGAATTATGAGAATGGTGTTGAGAAGAATTGGAGAGGTATGAAAGTCATAAAATCCAAGAATAAGGATAGGCTTATCTTGAAGTTCAAGTATGATGCGAAACAGACAAGCGATAATTATCGTTTGGAGTTCCTTTTCGCTAACACTTACTTGACACCAACTAAAAAGAAAAAGGATACAAGTTTGAAGTCTAATGCAGAAATCTACATTGATGGTGTAAAGCAACCTACATCAAAAGGTAGTTTTTGGAACAGTAATGATGTGAACTTCAACAGACATCATCAGTATGTTCATTTGGATAAAGGCACAAGGGAAATAGAGTATAGGTTGGTATCCAATTCAGTATTCATAGGATTATCTGTTAAGAAGTTTGACATTTACGAAGCCAAAAGGCATAATAACAAGGATGACATCTTGACTATGATAAAGGCAACAGTAGAGCATAGTAATGAATTTGGCATAAACACTATGTCTGCCGAATTTATGTACCATCACGAACTTGATGAGAAATTGTTGCCTACTGATCCAAATGCTAATCGTAGTGGGTTAGTGTTCGATTATCGTGATGAGATTAACCTTACAGTTACTGATACAGAGGGAGTTCCACAGAGAGTTTTCGGTGGCTACATTTCAACTGCCGAAGTCGATGATGACTTAACAAGGATAACATTGGAATGTGCAGACAGACTCATAGATCTTGACAGAAGATACAACCTATCAGAAGTGAACTTGAAAGAAAAAATCACCGAAGAGGGAATCAACTATGACTATGGTGTAGACTACCTAAAAAACTACAACTATTATAGTGGAGCATTGAAATACCTTTTAAAGTCTACTGAACTCCCACTACAAACAAATGTAACCCTACACGACCCATTAGTGGCAAGGAACAATTGGAGATTAGCAACATATAAGAAAGGTGCAACAGAAAAACTGACTACTGAAAATGCAAGTGCTACTGTAAATAAGAAAAGTATGACACTTCGTAATGGTGCAGACACATTAAAAGGGCAAAAGGTAGTCATCTATAACAACAAGAGCAGAAATGTATGCTTGAACGATTACCCAAACCTTTATTTCACTTATGGAATGGGAACACACTTATGGACTGAAGTCTACGAAACTACGGAATCAGTTACAGTAGAGTCTGCAACAAGCGAAAAACAAAAGACTTGGTTAGCAAGAGCAAACAAGATAACCAAAGCAACTGGAGATGCTTGTATCAAACCAATATGGAAATATGTAGCAGTAAACTTCCCACACGAATACAAAAGGGGGTTCTACCAAAGTGCAGAAACAACTTGGAATCGTAAAAGAGGAAATTGTTGTTGCAAGACAGAGGTTATGCTTAACCTTTTAAATGCAAAAGGAATAACCGATTTGAAATATATGCACTCACATAACAGTAGAGGAGGTCATGTGTTCGCAAAGGTGAATGGTTTCTATGTAGACCCATCAACACAGATTGAGTCAAGAGGTTGGCATCATTACATTTCAAAGTATGGTAGCCCTTATGAGTCAAGCAATTATCCGAAGAAACCATTTTAAAGGTGATATGATATGGCAAAGACATATACTTTTTATGTAAATTCAGATGTAATCCAAAACAGTTCTAAAGATGAAAAAAGGATTAAAAAAGTGATGAAAGCCTTTGAATCATTGGGGCATAAGGCAGTAAATTGTGGAGTCGGCTCTGACATTCACTCTAAACCCAAAAAGAAAGGTTGTACTGGCAAGAATGATGTATGGGTTTGTATCTTCGGTGGTGTTTGTGGTGGAAGTATTGCAGATATGACTGGTTATCAAGGTTTTGGTAATTGGTTTAAGAACGACCAATTGAAGAAAGCACATCTCTTCTTTATTTTCGTGAACTCTCCAGAAGGTAGGGCTTCTAATCTTAACACTATTAGCAAGTTGCCTCGTGCTTGGGATGATAATTTTTCACCTAAATCATTTACTGGCATACCTAATCCAAAGACTTACTTGCAAAAGAATGGTGTTACTTGGATACAAGGTGGCACTACTGCCGAAATAGTGAACCTTATTAAGACTCAAGATTTTCAAGGTAGTGGTTTTGAGGATTTAGGGCAATCCAATGTTCAAACTACCACTACAAAGCACGAAATCACACATGGATTTGATGAGCAGAAACCTTTTGAGGCTTACTTGAGAGTTGATTATTCGATTGGATCAAGAGATGGTAAAGAGAAACATATTCTTATTGATTGGGATTCAGAGGCTCAAGGTACTGATGAGAAGAAGTTCAGTAATGATTCTGCTCCACAATGGAAAGCGAATAATCGGTATGTTTGGGAAGTTGATTTGCTTTCCAAGATTAAATCGGCAGAGGGAGATTACCCACAGACTGGTGATACGAAATACTATCTGAAAAGGGTTACTTTCTTAAGGGATTTCAAGGATGTACTTGATGATAAGGATACAGAGGAAAAGGAAAACTTATTGTATGATAGCACAAAAGACAAATCAAGTTATAAGATGTTATTGTATGATTTAGGTGTTTTCAATGGTGAAGTGATTAACCCTACCAATCTTGGTGTTAATGGTAAGACTATCCTTGATGGTGTCAAGAGTATACTTGAAAAAAGCGAATATGAGTTCCAAATCAAGTATGGTGAATATCGTAAGGATGATTATATCAATTTTACTCAACATACGAATAGTGAAGAGAACATTGCCCATATCTTCAATGAGGGTTTTGATGGAGATATTATTGGAATATCAAATGTCAAGTATTCACCTACAAAGGATTTGGTGAATGATTGTTTGACAGTATACAAATCATTAGATGTAGAGGATTATACTGGAACACATTATCGTTACACAAGAAAAGGGAAACTTGGTGAGATATTAAGATATGGTGAGCAAACACATATAGAGAATATGCAAAAGAATAGCAGTTATAGTGAGGCTACCCAGTATTCTCACGATGCCTTGCAAAAATATTTCAAGCCATTGACTACTTTTACTGTTAAGGCAGTTGGTTTGCCACCAGTAAACATTAATGATTGGGTTGAAACAAAAACCATTAATCCATTACTGACTAATACTTATCAAGTTGCAAGTAGGAAGATAAACATTGATGTAACTGACAGACCTATGGTGCAGACAGAATATGGTCTTGGAGATATAGATGCGAATATGAAAGTTAAAAACAATTTGGCTCAACAAAGGAAAAAACTGGTTCGTGAGCCACTTGACTTGTCTGAAACTGTAATGTATAATGATAAGATGACTGAAGAAGCGATAGATAATGTATGGGTTGATAGTATATGATGGATATGGATCAAGCACAAAGAAGAGATATTGACCTTACATTAGAGGATAGGGTTGGTTTGGTTTTGGATGATGAGAACCTTGCCGATAATCCCTATGTTTTTTCTGCTACTGATTTTGTTGGTAATAATTGGTTTAAGCAGAATGATAAGTTTGTGAAGTTGAACCTTGCAGAGCAAGATAGTATTATTTTTGTTTCATCTGCTTTGGTTAGGTTGTTGCAAAAGGATATTGTTAATGTTATTGTTGAATTTGATTATGAGGTTAGTAATGTTAGTGTTAATTATCCTATATTGTCTAATTTTAGTTTGACTTGTATGGGTATGACTAATTATATGTTGGTTGAAAACATCATAACTACACAAGGGCATATAGAGGTAGACTGTTCATTATTCAATTTTAGTAGTAATGTTGTAAATAATGCAATAAGTGAGCAAGGATTTAAGGTAGGCATTAACTTTAATGGCAATAAATCAAATGCAACTATAAAATTAAGCAATGTTAATGTCAAGTTCAAATATCAGAACAAATTATTGCAACAATCTGATAGTGTAATCAACCGACTTGAGCCTTATGTTGATTTTTGGAGAGAGGATGATGACCTTGTACTCCAAATCGGTGGTGATGCTACTGGTAAGGGAATGGATCATAGTGGTGGTGATGTTGATACATACACCAAATCAGAGATTGATGCAAAACTTGACTTGAAAGTTAATACTGAAACTGGTAAGGGATTATCAAGTAATGATTACACTTTGACTGAAAAGACAAAGTTAAGTGGTATTGAGAATAATGCGAATTATTATGTTCATCCATCATCTCATCAGACTGGTATGATTACAGAATCATCTGCATTAACCAATTTGGAAACAAGTGAAAATGCTACACAACACGAAATCAATCTTGCGATTGATAGCAAGATAACAAGTGGAAATTATATGACTTGGGATGATTATGAGAATGATTTGTCATCACAAGATAGTACAAGTATTTTTTTAAGAGAACTGGATAATTTAATACAAGCGATGACTGGTAGGGGAGATTTATAATATGGCAAGTTTAAGCGATTTATATACACATTTAAAGACTCTTTGTGAGCAATGGTTTTATACAAAAACACAAATGGATACAAGTTTAAATGGAAAAGCAGACAGTACACATTCACATGGAAATTTAACAAGTGATGGGAAAGTAGGTTCTACTGCAAATTATTTTGTTTATACTACAACTGGTGGTGTAATAACAAGCAAACAGAAAATAGGTAATATCAATACAAGTGGGCAAATTGGGTCTACTGCGAATAAACCTTTGATTACAACTACTAATGGTGCAATTACTACTGGAAATTTTGGTACTGATGCGAATACTTTCTGTCAAGGGAATGATAGCAGATTATCTGATGCAAGAACTCCGACTGCACATAACCAAGCAAGTAGTACCATTACAGACAGTAACACTTACAGTAACATTGGGAATACTGCTCAAACTCAAGAATCTATTAATGGTGCAATCAATACAAAACTTGGTGAATTGGTAGACATTAACTTTGTTACTGTTGTGCAGACTTTACCTACTGCATCATCTTCAACTATGGGCAAGATTTATCTTGTGCCGATAAGTGGTAGTGGAACTAACAATTATGCAGAATATGTAACAGTCAAAGATGGCTCAACATACAGTTGGGAGAAGTTTGGTGAAGTTAGTGGAAGTGGATTGTCAGTAGATTGGTCTGATATTACAAGCAAACCATCAACTTATCCACCATCAAGCCATAACCATAATAACTTATCCAATGATGGGAAAATAACCACTACTGGTACAAGTGGTGGGAATATGGTAGTAACTAACAGTAGCAATGAAGTCATTGTTGATACTACAATCAATGTGATGGATGCACTTGTTCAACAATTAATCACATATGGGAGCAGTTAGATGAGTACACTATCTGATTTGTATACTAATCTCAAAACATTGTGTAGCCAATGGTTCTATACAAAAACAGAAGTCGATGGTGAAATAGCAAATGCAATATCAAGTATTGGGAAACCTAATAGTTGGAAAACTGTTGATTGTACCAATGGAACAAGTTATGCTACTCTGTATGTAAATGAAGACATCAGAATGTGCCATTACAGATACTATCGTACTGGTTACAGTTTCTCATCTACAAGTGAAATCACCCTACATAGTGGGCATATTCCAAGTGATTACAGACCACCAATACCAACTTTATTAACTGCATACAATGTAACTCTCATAGGTGGAATACTTGCAAATGGGAATCTAACTGTTCAAACATCATCTACTGGTTCAAAAACTATCAATTTAAGTGCAGTATGGCATTATTAAAGGTGATAACTTATGGTGAAATTCAAAGTAGCACTAAAAGACCTACTGGGCAAGGCATACTATCGTTATGAACTTACCAGTTCACATTATAATACTACACCGACCCAAACAAACATCACATTGACTTGTACAGTAACAAACATATTTGGAAACCCAGTAGCCAACAAAGAATTAACACTCTACTACAAAAACAGTATACAAGGAACTGCGACCACAAATGCAAATGGAATAGCGACTTGGACTGTGGGCAACCTTGAATATGGGATAAACCAATTTCGTGTAGAAAATGCAACAATAATCATCAATGCAAGGGGTTGGGAAACAGTAGCATTGAATAGTGGTGGAACATATGGAACACTCTATGTAAACAAGGAAACAAGAACTTGCGAACTCCGATACACACGAAAATTTTCAAGTGCAAGTGCCGATACTTTTTATGAATGGCATAGTTCTGCAATACCTTACACTTACCAACCATCAAGCCAAGTGCAAGGAAGTTTCAATCATGTAGGTTCAATATATGTAGATGTTGTAGGTGCAATCGGTGGGAAATTTAGTATAGGATGGTCGAGCGAAAGAACCGTAATTGGAACAGTAATGTGGCATTACTAAAAAAGGAGATAAAAACATATGACAATACGATTTGATAAAACCGAAATGCAAAAAGCAATGAAAACAGTAAAAGCAAGTGTAAAGCAAGGAAAAGGGCAACCAAGCCAACTCAAAATGAAAGCAATGAATGGTAAAACCTACACAATGAAACAAAAAGCATATTGTGGATTATTCGATAACCAAGCAAAATTCTTCATACACCATTCAAGACTCCCAAATTACTGCACATACCTATACGATAGCCCAACTGCTTTCGTAGGACAAGAGCAACCAAATGGTTGGACTTGTGGTTCAACAAGTCTTGCAAATGCAAGTACACAAATCCTAACCTACAAAACCGAAAAACAATGCAGAACTGCTTGTAACACTACAAAGAATGGAACAACACCATCTAACCTAATTCGTGGAGCAGAAAAACTTGGAATGAAAGTAGAAAAAATAAACCGAACCTACAATGCAGTAAAAAGTGCAATAAGCAAAGGATATGGAGTAATAGCCCATATAGAAACTGGAGGAAACACCAAACCAACTTGTTTAGGTTTCCAATCAAATTTTGGTCATTGGATTTCAATCTACAATGTAACTGGCGATTACAAATTCAAAGTCTATGATCCAACAAAAGGTTACCATACTTGCAATGCAAACCAAATAATCAAAGCCACCAATGGCAGACAAATCTATTTCTACCAAGTCAAACCATTATAACTGGTTTGGCTTATTTTTTTTATTAAATAATAAGTAATACTTTTTCTACTATTCGTAATAACATCATCTTTATATACTACAAAATATAATAAATAGTATTATCAGATTACTCTTTTTAAGCGAATATATCGTAGTAGATATTATTACAATCCCACGATATATCATAACACCTTATAAAAAGAGTAACCCATAGAGGTGAAAAGTTATGATAGAAGAAAGCAAATATTTCCAACAATTTGTAGATGAGAGAAACCTCTCACAAGCAACCATTAAACAGTACAAAGCAACTCTTCGCCAATACTGTGAATTTAATGGATTAACATTAGACCAATTATTAGAAGAAGCCGACAATGAGGAAGAGCAAGGTATCAGACTCAAAAGAAGAACCTTGAAAACAAGACTTGTCGATTTCAGAACTGCAATAATTGAAACCGACTCAAAGAATACTATTGTAAATAAAGTCAATCAAGTAAAGACTTTTTACAGACACTTTGAGATAGAACTCCCAACATTACCATACTTGTCTGAAAAGAACATTAGGAAAGAATCTCCAATCGCTTATGAGGACATTCCCACCAAGACTATAATTCGTGAGGCATTGGACTTCAGTAGTCTAATGATGAGAGCATTTATCCTACTCCAATGCAGTAGTGGAATGGGTAAAGCAGAAGTCTTAAGCCTAACAGTAGGGCAATTCCTTGAGGCAACTGGCAAGTATGATCCAAACAAATCTATCCACGAAATGTTGATAAGCATTTACTCATCAGAGGAAATGATAATCCCAACTTTTCGTATGAAAAGGCAGAAAGTGAATGAGTTTTACTATACCTTTTGTACTGCCGAAGCAGTTCACGAAATAGTCAAAATGCTATTGAATGAGAATAGGGAACTCACTTGCGATAGTAAGTTGTTTAAGGTAAGCCCAAACTATGTGAACACATTGATGGGTAGAATTAATGATGTCCTATGTCTTGGTAAAGTCAATGGGCAATACAACAAGTTTCGTAGCCATATGTTAAGAAAGTTCAATGCAACTCAACTATGCAATGGTGAAAATGCCTTATCTGAAGAGGAAATAGATTTCATTCAAGGAAGATCAAGAGGCAAGATAAGGGAAACATACTTGAAGAAGAACCCAGTAGAATTGAAACATAAGTACATAAATGCAATGAACAATGTACTTATAAACCACGAAAGTTCAGTAATAAATCAACAACGAAGAGAATTTGAAAGGAACGAACAAAAAATCGATAAGTTGTTGGAATTGGTTCAAGTATTTGATGTGAATGTTGAAGAATTATAACATCAACATTCTCTTCTCTTTTTTTAATGTTCAATATAACAATCGTTATATATTACTTTCCAAATGCTCTCTAATACTTTTTTTAAATACCACAAAAAATAGAATAAAAAAGTAGGTGCAGACTGGTACTCTACACCTACCGATAGTGCAAATAGAAAAATAGTTATTTCGTAAGGAGAGGTGAAATAATATAATCCGATTGCACTTATAATAATATATTACTTATTACTTATAAGAGTTTGCTCATTCTCATATTTCATTAACCCATATTGTATAAAACCAACAACAATATCAGTTACACTTACCTCTTCATAGACACTTACTAATTTTAACTTTTTTTTCATTTCATTATCAATTCGTATGTATAGTATGGATCTGTCATCTTTAGTCATATATTATCACCATTTATTGTTATATTGTTTGATAGTTTTATAGTTTTATATTCAAATCAAAACAAAACTGCTATATATATTGTAGTATATAATTCAATAATGCTATTTTGATAGCAAACTTTATAAAGGATGAAGTGAATAAGTATTATCAAGCAAGGTTTCAACTGGTACTTGAAACACTTTGCAGTAAGGAAGAGGTGAAATAATTATGCAAGTAAAAAACAAGACTGCTAATTTTGTAGACATCAGATTAAGTTCTGATGAGTATAAGGCTTTTGTACAAATTCTCAAATTACAGAGGAAAGATTACAAAGGTGGTAAATAATGCAACCTAAAACATTGTATCCACAAAAGGATAACAAGGTGAAAGTTCGCACAAGAGATTTCAAGATAGTTGCTTGTGTATCACTTGTATGGTGCATATCATTTTTATTTTTAATTACAATTTTTACAATTTGATTCCTCCATAATTAATCAAAATCAGAGCGATAACTGGTGATTGTCTTGGTGGGTTCGATTCCCACCATCGCTCATTGGATCAATGATGACTTAACCAATCGTTATTGGTTCTTATATTAAAGGTGTTATTAGTGGGAGATAATAGAGAAATGGTTGCCATTGATGGTTCGGCAAGTTGGCTTTTACATTTTTTTCCAACTGCAAGTTTCGACACTTGCCAATGGCTTTCAGTTGCAATCTTTTAGATAATTAATGTGATTATGACATATAGATTAACTTTCGATTTGATTATTGCAACTGGATGACTGGTCATTGACTGGAAAAATGGTAGTGGTGGAGAACACCATTAAACTACCATATTATAGAATACATATGAAAACTATATGAGAATTGATAATTTTCTATAATGAATACTCTTGATAAGGTTTCGTATGAGTAATCATAATTGGAATTATTAAAATAATGCAGAAATTGATTAAAAGATTAATTATTTTATTATCCGAACCTTATCACCAACCTATTCGGTTGGATAGTGGTAGCAGTAACTCCAAACACGAATCTTTGTTCATATTGTTAAATCACCCCAAAAACTCATATAAATCAATTATTCCCCTTTTAAAATTTTTAAAGGAGTTACTGCTACCACTACCCAACTTGGGTAGTGGCACTTCATAATTTAGACCTCTCGTGCTTGGTCAAGACAGTTGATCCAGTAGGTGCAACTCCTACCCAAGCACTTTAAGGATGGGTTTTTGCTTATTTTCCCCATCCTTGAACAGTTTTGTTCTAAATCTATTCATAATATCAACCTTGTAAGGCAAACTGGTGTTCCATTTGTAAGGGTTCGATTCCTTTATGCCTTATCCATCATAGGTTAAATTAGTCTTGCCTATGATTACAATTATACATTTATTCAAGAGGTGAAAAAAATGGTAGAAATGTTAGAAGAAAAATCTTCATTCGATGAAGATAGAGTAACAATGAATACCTTTCTTTCAAGTGTAAAAAGTTGGCACAAGAAAGATGGTGTGCATTGTGGTGTAGAAAAAATTTATATTTCCGAAAAAGATGGTAAATATGGTAAATACACCTTATTCACCCTTAAGATGTCAATCCTTGATGATATGGAAAAATGTCGTGCAAGGAAACTTGATGATGATGGCAAAGTTGTAATGACTGAGGATAACTTGGGCAATGAAGTCGAAGAAATTGAAATAATCGATGATGCTCAAGAAGTTACATTTTTCCTTTTCTGCAATCACGATGAGGAAGAGGAAAATGTGCTTGTATGTGGTGGCAATTCTGCACTTGCAGAATTTGTAAGACCAGTATTTATTTCAAGTGGTGAATTACCATCAGACTTTACTGGTGGGATCAAGTTTACTGTTGAGGAACTTGAAGAAGCCCTTGAGGGATACGAAGCCCATATCTTTTGTGGTGTAAACAAGAATGGTAAAATGTACCCTATTGCAAAGAATCTCTAATTTCAGAGGTTCTTTGCTTTTTTTTTAGGTGATAACTTATGGCAGTTAAAGTTACAGAGCATTTGTCAATGGATATAGTTCCTACTTCTGCCAAGAAATATAACATCATTACTATTCGTGGTAAGCGAAAGGATATTCTCTTTTCAAGTGATAAGCAGATTACTAATTTCACCAAACAGAATAGTGGGAAAAAAGTCATACAATACTTGGAAAAGAAAATCAGACACGATGACATCTTGGAACTTATGCGACAAGATGAGTCAAGTCTTGGAATGTCATCTGATGAGTATAAGGTTGAGTATATTGAAAGGATATTGTCTGACCTTGAAACTCTTCGTAGCAATGTTTGTGGCAATTTTCAAGAAGCCAAAGAGAAAGCAAGTGATGAGCAACTGGAAATTGATGAGATAAAACAACTTATCCAAATGGGTAGGAAATACCCACCATTATATCAACAATTCAGTAAGCGATGTATTGAGTTAGGTTTTACACCATTGGAGTTCATTACGAAAATCTGTGATGGGTTAGGTGTTGGATTAACCATTGAAGTGTTAAGGGCTTTCTTTGGTTTCTTGCAAACCTATCTTGGATACAAGGGAACTAATGTAATCGCAGTAGGAAGCCAAGCAAGTGGTAAAAGTCATATCCTTGAAACTGCCTTGAAATTCATACCACAAGAAAGAGTTCATTATGGTGCTAAAAGTGTGGCTTATTTCTTTAGGAAATATAACCACCAAGACCTTACTGGACACATTTTTTATATAGGGGACTTGGGTGGATCGAACTCAGATCAGAACACGATTGATATGAGAGATTTACTGAAACAACTTTCTACTGATGGTTATATTGAAAGAGGTGTAGTGGATAACAGTAATGAAAATGTTACTGAAGAGCAATGGGTAAAAGGTTATCCTTGTTTGGCTTACACTACTGCTCACGAAGATATAATCAATGAGCAAGAGAAGAGTAGGTCAATCATCATTACTCCACCATTCGTAGACCCTATGGATTTGGTAACTTTCAAATCAATTATGAATAATCAAGGGTCATATGCTAATGAGATTAAACAAGTTGAAAGGGATACAGAGAGTGTTCAAGGATTAGTTCATTTCCTTGCAAATGAAAAAACCGATGTGGATATGTTTGACCTTTATATGTATGACATTGTCGAATATATCGGAACTATCGATGACTTCAATAGGAAAGTTGATGAGTTCAATTCTATCTTGAAATTGAGTTGTACACTTAACAAGGGTAAGTGTGTTTATCACGAAGAGTATGGTGAAAAACATCCACTACTATTGGCAAGTAAGCAAGATGTAAGGACTGCACTAACCATCTTCGATAACAATAACAACTTGCTACCGAATGAAGTTAAACTCATAAATGGTATCTTCAGTAACTTCGATGTTTACAATGTTGGCAATAGCAAGTCTACTGCTAATTATGAGGAAACTGTCAAGTTCAATGTTGGTACATTAGAGGGCAGTAAAGATGTGGATTGGCTTTCAGAGAACACCGATGAACATCAATACTTTTTCACTACAAGATACTTGAAAAGCGAATGTGGTAGCAGAAGTTGGTATCGTACCAATCGTAATGATATTGAGCAGAAGATAAGGAAGTTATATGACAATAACTACTTAATCTGCATAGGTGAGGATAACAAAGCACCAGTATATGCAATCAATGGGCATCTCTACGATGGTAGCAAAGTCAATAGGATAGAACCAAACTTTTCAAGAGATAATCTTGAAAAAGGCAAAGACTTACTCTTGAAAAACTATCGTGGAATAGAAGATGAACTCCAAGACTTCATAGATGAAAATCGCAAGATAACCAAGAAAAGCGAATTGTTTTTTGAAACATTGATGAAGTCAGATCCTATATACGAACTTGGATGGTTATAAGTATGGAAGTTATTGATTTCAATGAAAGAGTGGTATGGGAAACTGCGAAGATAATGATTGAAGATGAGGGCAACCCAGTAAGTGTGAAACTGCTTGATAGGGATTATAAGTACATTTACACTTACATTAAGAAAAATGCTCCAATCGAAGCCATTAAGGTTTTTCAAAGATTCCCAAAGTTAGATGTTGAAAGTATATTATATGATTTAAGGGAAATGTACCTTATTTATTTCGTTAGAGGAGAGGTGAAATAATATGTTGAGAGTAAGTGATGCAATTGGTAATAGTTTCTTTACCGATTCAAAAGAATTAGCCACAAAAGTGGTTACTGAAAAGGATAATCCTTTCGTTAAAGTTGAGAATGTAAATGAAAAAGTAAGGAAAGAGCATATCATTAAAGATTATGCAGATTTCTGTATGTATTTTTATTAGGTGAAATTATGAAAAGTTTAGAGGATTATGCAATCGAAACAAGAAAGTTTAGCGATAACTTGTTAATCGCTTATGAATTGTATTGTTTAAGATGTTTGCTTGAAGAGTTAGGATTTAGTGGTGTGAACATCAAGACTGGTGGAGATAACATCTTGAGAGTAATGAGGTGATGTCGATTGAAAATGATTTCAGTAAGAAGTGTAGGGAATTGAAGAAAGTGATTATTGCAAGTTATGATTGGGATGGTAGCAAACCTTTCGATGAGCGATTGGAAGAGAACTTATCCCATAATCCAAGTTTGAAGAGGTTTTATGATGAGAACTTTAGAAATCTTTGAAGATAAGCAACACTACCTTACTACTGTTTATCGTAATCGTAATCGTAATGCAAGAAGAGTTAGGATAAAAAGTGTGGATCAACTTGAAAGATTAGTTGAAAATCAACCTAAAGACTCTGATCTTTACATTACAAAGTATGGTAAGGATGGTGTTGTTTGGAATATCATACTGGATTTTGATAGTGAAGATGATAAGGAGTTGGCTTGGAATGACTGCTTGACTATCAGTAAGTTCCTTGAAAGGAAAGGGATTGACTGTGTCATCGTGGATAGCACTAATAAGGGTTATCATTTGTATGTGCAGATTCCACCTACTAATTTCAAGTTATTCAATCACGAACCTATTGAAGAGCCAAGTCTTTTCTTTAAGTATTATGTTATTGAATTATTGCAGTTAGACTCATTTAAATTGAATAGTCTTGATGAAGTTAATTTTAATGCAAGTCTTGATGGCAATATTCGTGTCATAGGTTCTACTCATCCTAAAACTAATCAAGTGGTCTATATCAAGCAAGGTAAATTTCACGATATAAACGAAAACTTGGATTACTATGAAGAGGCAATGCACTATCACGATAAGATAATCCGAAGTGCCTTTAGAAAATACAAAGAGGCACTTGAAGAGATTGAAACCAAAAGGTTGCAGTATGCAGACCGATTGAAAACCGAAGATGATTTGCTTTCATTAGATTTGAGAGATGTATTCAGAAACATTTTCCCATTGCACAAAGTAAGAAGCTATGGAGATACAGTATGGTGTTGTTGCCCATTCCACGAAACTGCAACAAGCAACCCAAGTTTCTGCATAACCCCAACACATTACTTTTGTGCCAGTTGTGGTGAAAAAGGGAACATCTTCACATTAATCAAGAAAGGACTGGTAGAGCAACCGAAACAAGAATATTGGATAACACAAGGAGCAAAACAATGGCTACATTAACAAACAAGGAATTTTTAAACATCTTGCACAAATGTTGCAAAGATGGGAAAATAGATGATGAACGAATGAATGAAATATTGGGAGCATATTTCCCATACAACCTAACCTTTGGTGATAAAAGATGAGATACTGTAACATTTGCAATGGTGAATTGCACGAAATCAACGAATATGGTGATGAAGAGTGCCAAAAATGTGGCACTATCTTCAGATTAAAACCAATGGAGAGAGAAGATGAATCCGATAAATGAAGTGGCAAGGATAGTTCGTTCCAATATTGAGAACATTGACAAGATCCTTGCAACCGAACACATTGACTACAAAAAAGGTGAGGAGTTAAGGAAAAAGAGAGATGAATATTCAGCTTACTTGAAAACATTAATACCACAATTACAAGGAGTTGAGAAATAATGGAAGAGATGATGAAAGACTTATCTAACATTCTTATTTCAAACATCATTGGCAATCTTGTTAAAGAAGATAAACTTGATGATTTCATTGGTTTTGCAAGAGAGAAAGCCAAAGAAGATGGAATGGATACAGAAAATTTAGTGAAATTCTTCGATGAACTTGAAGAGAAATATTGTGATAATATTGATTGGGATAAACTCTTCGATATTGTTGGTGAAACAACTAACAATCGTAAGGTTATGGGTTTCAGACAAGACAAGTGCATCATCGTAGAGAACAGAACACTATCCAACGATGAAGTTGAAAAGTATATGGAAACTGAAACTGCACCTATAAATTTAAGCAATCTCAACAAAGCATTAGAACCAATCAATATCAAATTAGAGTTCATTGAAGCCATCGACAACCCATTCGATTTAGATGGATTCCAAAACTTCGTAAGGTTCAAGGTGGTGGAACTTGACTGACTTAAAAATCTATATGGACTCAAGGGAACACAAAGAACGAAGAAAGTATGCAGAAAGGAGATTCATCGCTTGGGGCTATGACTATGAGGAAACCCAACTCAAATATGGAGATTATGTCTGTGGGAATACTGTAATAGAGTTCAAGACCACTATTGACTTCATACAATCAATCTACGATGGTAGGTTGAAAAAGGAAACCATAGACCAAGCGAACAATTTCCCTTACCATTTCGTATTTGTTGTAGGATCAATTGATGTTGCTTGTTATGAATGGAAAAGGTACACCAAGAGGCAGTTCCATAAGACTCATTTCTTTAGTGCAATGGCAAGTCTTTTGACTTATACGAATGTTGTTACTTTCAAGGATGATAAAGAGGCTTTTCAATGTATGCGATTTGTGTTTGAGAAGTGCAATGATACGAATAGGAGAGTTGTTAGACCAGTAGAGAAACTGTCAAGGAATCCTTGTTATAATTTTTTGGTTTCAATACCAAGAATTAGTCAGAAAAGGGCAGAGAATATTGTAGCATTGCATAACTTGAAAAATCTTCGTGATTTGTTGAAACTTAATAAGAAAAAGTTACTGGCAGTTGATGGTATCGGTGATAGTCTTGCCGATGAGGTTTTAAGAGCATTAGGTAAAAAGGTGGAATAATGATTAAATTAATTAATGGCGACTGCTTGGAGGTTATGCAAGACCTTATCAAAAAAGATGTCAAAGTTGATTTGGTTTTAACAGACCCACCTTACAATATAACCCAATGCAAATGGGATATAATGATACATTTAGATGAAATGTGGGATTACTTAAACCAACTCAAAAAAGGAAATGCCCCAGTAATCCTATTTGGTAACGAACCTTACAGTAGCAAAGTACGATTAAGCAACATTAAGAATTATAAATATGATTTTATATGGGATAAGGTAGTTAGAAGTGGGCATTTAAATGCAAAGAAACAACCTATGAGGCAATATGAGAATATTATGGTTTTTTATGATAAGCAATGCACTTATAATCCTATAATGTGGGAGGGTAAGGAAGAGAATCATAATCGGACATCTACTAATACTAATCCTAATGTGTATAATGATTATAAGGCAGTTCCAGTTAAATTTACTAAAATGAAATATCCTACAAACATTGTAAAGTTCAATGCAAAGGCAAAAGAGTGTAATGGGCAGAATAGGGTTCATCCTACTCAAAAGCCAGTTGATTTATTGGAATATCTTGTCAAGACATATTCCAATGAAAATGATACAATATTGGATTTTACTATGGGTAGTGGTTCAACTGGAGTTGCTTGTCAAAACTTAAATCGTAATTTCATAGGTATAGAATTAGATGAAAATTATTATAACATTGCAAAGCAGAGAATAAACGAAGTAAATGAACAGAAGAGATTAGTTTAGGTGGAATAAATGGATAAGTATTTTGAGATTAGGGAGCAGTTACAATCCTTGCAAAATGAATTAGGATTGAAACTGGAAGCCATACTTGAAAAATATGGCTACGATAGGAGTCTTGCTTGGTTCAATTTCAACCAAGATAGATTTATCATAATTTGGACTGTTGATTTTTTACCAATGGAATTGTTAAGGGCATTTGAAGAGGAGTTTGGAGAGATAAAAGAAATCCACACCACTACAATGTCAAATAACTTTAACATTTGGTTTAAAAAGGATGGTGAATAATTGAGTATTTTAAGCGATAAAGGACTAATGGAACTTCAGAAAGAACATTCTGATTTCATACAACCTTTCAATTCATTATATTTGCAACCAAGCAGTATTGATTTGCATTTTCGTTTGAATAAAGGAGTTATAGTTCCACCATTAGCAGATGAAACTGATGTGGTGGAAAACTTTAATCGTGTAGTGATACCACCGAACGAATTAGTGTTAATCAGTACATTGGAAAAGGTGCATATACCAAATGGTTATGTTGGTAGAGTAGAGGGAGTTTCAAGTCTTGCAAGGATTGGATTATTGGTGCATATTACAAGTGGTTTCATAGATCCAAACTTCAAAGGACACATCACACTTGAAATAGTGAACTTGAACAAATACCCAATCGTACTGGAAGATGGTTGCAGAATATGTCAATTAGTGGTAGAGAAACTTGAACAACCTAACGATAGGGAGTACAGTTATTCAAGTAATCATTATCAAGACCAAGACAAGACAACTGCATCCAAGTATGAAGATGATTTCAGAGCATCACATTACATTATCAGAACAGAGAGGATGTGATAACCAATGGAAGAAAGAGCCAAAGGAGTAATCAAATGCTACTTCGTACTTAATAAGGGCAAGTGGATTTCTGCAAAAGAAATAAGCGAATTTCTACAAGGAAACGATTTCAAACTGGGCAAATTAGGTAAAGGACTCTCATCTGCGAAAGTGAGCAACCTTTTGAAAAAGAATTACTTTCGTGATTTAGAAGTGCAAAAACAGAGCAACAATAGTAAACTTTACCGATACAATAGGTGAAAATGATGATGGAATTAATCAATGGTGATTGTTTAGATGTTCTACCAACATTAGAGAGAGAGAGCATTGACCTTGTAGTTACATCTCCACCATATGACAATCTTCGTACTTATAATAATTCTTTGGAATGGAATTTCGATATTTTTAAAAAAGTTGCAAATGAGTTATATGATATTGTTGTAGATGGTGGTGTTATTGTATGGGTTATTAATGACTCAACAAAGAATGGGTCAAAAACTGGAACTTCATTCAATCAAGCATTATATTTCAAGGAAATTGGTTTTAATTTACACGATGTTATGATATTTGCAAAAAATAATCCTTTGCCCCAAATATTCCACAAAAGATATTGTGATGCTTTTGAGTATATGTTCATATTTTCAAAGGGGAAACCAAACACTTGTAACCCATTAAGAGTTCCTTGCAAACATAAAGGACAATCTGCAAAGAGTTTCAAGAAGATAACTCCTAATGGTATGGAAAGAGTTAATAAAGATTCTACAATCAACGATACAAAAATTAAATCAAATATTTGGTATTATACTATTGGAGAGTCAGCAATAAAAAAATACAGACACCCTGCAATGTTCCCTTTGCAATTGGCGAAAGACCATATTCTTTCTTGGTCTAACCCAAATGATACAGTATTGGATTGTTTTATGGGTAGTGGAACAACTGGTGTTGCTTGTTTACAAACCAATCGTAACTTCATAGGAATAGAAAAAGTTGAAAAATACTATGATATTGCAAAGCAGAGAATAAACGAAGCGAACGAACAGAAAAAATTAGTTTAGGTGAAAAACAATGATGGTAGAGCCAACGATAAACTGGACTAACTTTCTAAAAGATTTGGATCAAGGAATGAGTGCTTATAATCTTCAAGCAAAATACACACTTACTCCAAGACAGTACAGATGGATTATGCGAAGAATAATACGAAAAGATGGCTACTCAAAGAAAGCAACTGGATTGCCAAGAAAAAAAGCACAAAAGGATTTCAATGATACTTATATTAGCATATTGAAAGGTAGAAAAGGGTTTATTATCCGAAAGAATAATGTCTACTTTGGCAATTATGAAACATTGGAAATTGCAAGGAAAGTGAAAAAAGAATTAATAAAAGTGAACTGGGATAAAAACCAGTTAAACAAGATTAGAAAACAACTCAACATAAAACCAATGAGGAATTACAATGAATGATGAGATAAAAAAACTTAACGATGAGATTGAAGAGATGGAAACTGATTACTGGAACAGTAAATTTGATTATGAGCAAGAAAGAGCCAACATTTTGCTTGGAACAGATTTCGGTGCAGTAATCGGCAAAGCGAAACCAACTGTTGCAGAAAAAGATGCTTATATTGAAACACAAATCGGTGAGATAAGATTACAATATCGTATGTTAAGAACAACCCTTGAATCTAAAAAAAGACTGTTCCAAATTATGCTTAAGGAAATTGGTGATAGTGAATGAATCCAATTTTTTATTTCATTCTTTTTTTCATCTTCCTATTATGTCAAGTTGCAATGATCCTTGTTGGTATGTTCGTAGCAGATTGTACTGGTGCTACTGGCAGTTACTACTGGAGCATAACTCTTGTGATATTCTTATTACTGAATGAAATATGTTTCCATCATTATGATTTTGAACTTGATTTCAATGAAGATGATGAGAGCGATGAGTATGATTGGATGGAAGATGATGAATAATGAAATTATCGTACAAGGAAATCCAATGGTTAAGAGGAAAGTATACGAATGGTGAAGTGTTGCATTTAAATAAAGCAAGTATAGTGAAAAAATGCCATTATTGTGGCAATTACTATACACCAACTCACCATAGACAAGTATACTGTTGCAAAGACTGTAGTGCCA